TACGGACGCTATTCGTAAGAGATCTTATGTTGCGCGTCGTTTGACTCAGTTTACCGCCAGTAACGATGACGGTACAATTATGTTGGTTGGTGTTAGTGAGAATGCGTCGCAAACCGCGGCTCAGCTTGCTACAGCAGTCGGTGGTGCGAAGGTTTACTTCCCGCTTGCAGATCAATGGGTCGCCGCTGGTGATCCCTTCGGTGCTGTTAAGGGATCAAACTCAGCCCAGGGATGGAACTTGGAAAATCAAGTCCAAATTCCAGAAATCGATATCAAGGTAGACAGCGTCGCCGTGACCGCAATCACGAAGAAGCTGAAAGCTAAGTGGAGCCCCGAGCTTGCTCAGGACCTCAATGCTTACCACAACCTTGATGCCGAAGTTGAGCTTACAAGCATCCTTTCAGAGCAAATTGCTCTAGAAATTGATCAAGAGATTCTCACGGATCTCATTCAGGGTGCAACTGCTGGTACGCTTTATTGGAGCCGCCTCCCAGGACGTTTCGTTAACCGTGAAGATGGTTCGAACCTTTCTGGCGGAAGCTTCACAGGTACAGTCAGTGAGTGGTATGAGACACTTCTTGAGACAGTCAACGAAGTGAGTGCTCGCATCCACCGTAAGACCCTGCGTGGAGGAGCTAACTTTATTGTAACTTCTCCAGAGGTTGCTAATATTCTTGAATTCACTAGCGGATTCCGTGCTTCGGCAGCCGTTGATGATGAAAAGGGTAATTGGGGAGTTCAGCAGGTCGGCTCGATTAGCCGCAAGATGGACATTTATGTGGACCCATATTTCCTTCGCAACTTGATGCTTGTTGGCCGTAAGGGCAGCAGCTTCCTTGAGAGCGGATATGTGTACGCACCCTATGTGCCTCTACAGGTCACTCCGACTATCTTTGGACCCGAAGACTTCGTGCCCCGCAAGGGCGTGATGACTCGCTACGCCAAGAAGATGGTACGCCCAGATCTTTACGGTCTGGTCGTGGTGAGGAACCTCGTCGATTAAGTTAATTCACGTTATTTGAATTAACTTTGAGAAACCCCGTCCATGTGGCGGGGTTTCTTTTTATTTTGGGAAAAAGAAAAACTATTTAATAAGTAAAGATACTTTGTGAGGTCCAACATCATATGCCGACGAATCTTCAACCAGCAAGCACCACTAGTGCAGTTGTTTTACCATCAACCGGAACCTACTCAGATGTTTCGGATGCTTTAGCTTACGGAATTTATAATACCGCAGCTTTTATTAGTGGTGCGGTGGACCAAGTTGCCTACACTTACGTTAAGCTAGGCGGCAATATTTTAGATTTAGAAATAACTCCCAAAAATGTCTATAATTCTTATGAGGAGGCGTGCCTTGAGTATTCTTATCTACTAAATACCCATCAAGCAAAAAATGTTCTCTCTGATTTTATGGGCAATACCACAGGTTCTTTTGACGAAGACGGAGAGTTTAGCGAATATGATCAGGGCCTCGGCGTAAAGCCAAATTTAAAATTCCCAAGATTTCAACTGGGGTATGCTACACATATTGGGAGAGGGGCCAGTATGCACGCGATGGTCGGAGCTTCTCAGAGAATATACTCTGCTTCTTTCATTCCCACCCGAAGCGTTCAAGATTATGATTTGCAGGATATTATTTATAGCGCGTCCTTACTAGCGGGAACTCCGTTTAGTAATAGTGTGGGCACTAGCGCCATCACTATACAGCGTGTATATTATAAAACACCTCTCGCATCTTGGTCATATTTCGGCGGACAGACTATTGGAGCCGTTGGTAATCTATCCACCTACGGAATGTACGCAGACGATAGTACATTTGAGTTAGTGCCGGCTTGGCAAAATACGCTTCAAGCAATGACTTATGAGCAGGATCTAAATGTTCGCGCATCTCATTATTCCTATCGAATAAACGAGAATCGCTTGAGGATTTTTCCGACGCCAAATGGAACCAGTCCTGAGAGGTTCTGGGTAGACTTTAGAGTGTCTCAGGACGCATTTGAAGAGAATTCTACTAGAAAATATGGTGCTGATGGCGTTTCCAACATGAACACATTGCCGTTCCCCAACATTCCCTATAAAAATATCAACAGCATAGGAAAACAGTGGATTCGGCGCTTTGCCCTTGCTCTGGCCAAAGAGACTCTTGGACAGGTGAGATCAAAGTTGGCTTCGATACCAATACCTGGGAATGATATAACCTTAAACGGAAGCGCATTAATCTCCGAAGCGAAAGAAGAACAGAACTCACTTAGAGACGAGCTTAAGACGGTACTAGATGAACTAGTATATGGTAAGCTAGCCGAGGGCGATGCGCAGCTTCAAAATAGTGTTAGTGAGGTTGTAAAACACATTCCAAATGGAATATATGTAGGGTAAATAAATGAGCAACAAGTGGACCCAACCAGTCGCTCCCCCGCCGCCCCTGTTTGTCGGTAGGGCTGAACGTAATTTCGTTAAACAAATTAGCGACGAGATAATCGAAAAGATAGTTGGGCAACAATTACTCTATTATCCGATAGATTTGGCTCGCACAGACTACCACCCTCTATATGGCGAAGCTATTGAGAAAACATTCTTGCCTCCTGTTCGAATTTATACGTTGGTAGAATTTAATGGCTCAACCCGAACACAAGAGAAATATGGTTTTGATAATTTATATAATATAACGGCGCACTTCCACAAAAGAAGGCTAACAGAGGATCAGGATCTATTTGTTCGACTGGGCGACTTTGTTCAGTATGATCAAATGTATTTTGAAATCGTCGATGTTTCAGAACCTAGGTATTTATTCGGGCAAGACAGCGATTTTGCCGATGGTACTTCGCTAGAGATTTCAGCCGTATGCAGACAAGCCAGAGAGGGACAGTTCAATGCCAATTAGAACCCCATTAAACGAAGATAGAAACGCCGTTTATCCGTTAGCTCCATCAACGCTAGAGAACATAGATCAAGCAATGTATGACTACATTGATAATGATCTTAATATATTTTGTGACACGAATACCGGCTTTAAGAAAGTTAAGGTGTCTTATGCTGGCGCGGAGCGTGCGTTTGAAATAAAAAACGATCCAACCAAACGCAGCCAAGGCGGCCGCACACTAGAGTATCCTCTTATTTCTGTGTTACGTCAAGGACTTATCTCCAACCCAGCGAACAAAGGAAGGTACGGAGTTCATGTTCCCCCCTACTTTACCTATTACGCTCCAGATGGCGCGGTTGAAATCGCAAGAGTGATCCACCAAGCCAAGAGTAGGAATTTTGCGAACGCAGATGCAATTAGGAAGTCGGCGTCAAAACAAAACAAAAACATGCAAACATTTCCAGGCGATAACCAGCACCTTGTATATGAAACTTTGTCGGTACCGATGCCGCAGTTTGTAGAAGCTCAGTATACCATTTCTGCAATTACTAACTACCAACAACAGTTGAATGAAATAATAGCCCCTTTTCTAACCAACACTAGCAACCCCAGCGTCTTTAAAGTTAAGAACAGCGGACATGAGTATGAGGCTCTTTTTGATAAAAACTTTAATTTAGAGAATAATGCAGACAATTTATCAACGGAAGAAAGATTTTTTTCGGCCACCTTTACTGTGACCGTTTTAGGATATCTGATTGGGGCAAATAAAAACCAAGAAACACCAGCAGTCGTCCGCCGCCAATCAGCAGCGAAAATAAAAATTCAAAGAGAGCGAACGATCGTCGGCGACGAGCCCGGCTTCCACCAAGACATAAAGAGCAAATACCGTCGTTAAGCAAAAACTTAATCTACTGGGTGTTTCCCTCTTTCCGCTACTATTTAATAAGAGTAATAATTAAACACTACTCTCATCTTACGTCCCAAGGAGAACCAGACTAAATGGCTGACAGCTCTTCAAGAAAGTTCAAGTTTATATCCCCCGGAGTTTTTGTCAATGAAATAGACAACTCCCAGATTCCAGATGTTCCCAGTGATATTGGCCCCGTTGTTGTCGGGATAGCCGCCAAAGGACCGTCAATGACACCCGTTGTTGTGAATTCTTTTTCTGAATTTGTAGAGGTGTTTGGAAATCCTGTCGCCGGCAATAAGGGAACAGATGTGTGGCGAGATAAAACCGGAATCGCCCCCACATATGGTGCCTACGCCGCTCAAGCATATCTGAGAAATAACTCTCCTCTTACTTTTATGAGACTTCGGGGAGACCAACACACCGACGCTACTTCTGACGGCAAAGCCGGATGGAAGGCTGGTGCTCTTAGTGCCACACCGTCAGAAGGTGGCGGATGGGGACTCGTTGTATTCCCCAGCAGTTCGCTTGTCGGCAATATGGGCACGG